CTACTGGTGTATTAGTTGGTATGGCTGTAACTGGAACTGGTATCCCAGCAGGTGCAACAGTTAGTTCTGTTACTAATACTACTACGTTTGAATTATCCGCTTCTACAACTGGGGGTGCTACAACTGGAGAACTCACGTTTACTAAACAAACATATAATGCTGTTAACAGAATATATCCTAATAATAATACAGGAATAACATCTGTTAATGAATACCTATCTAACTTAGAAACTACTAGAGGTAATGCGATTAAAACCTATGATGTAGATAGAGATAGCGGTCAAAGATTTATTACAGATGGTGGCACTTTAGATGGAGCGGTAACTTCTACTGCTACGACTATAACTTTACAAGGAGGCACTGACCCAACAGTAGGACAAGTGTTAATAGTTGGCAATGAACATATGTTAGTTACTGCTTTTAATTCTGCTACTTTGGTGGCAAATGTTGTAAGAGGTTTTGAAGGAACAGATATACCTGAATCTAGTTATGCCGATGAAACTCCTGTATTTATTAAAGATAATATAGACCACTTATGGGTTTTAGTTTTTGCAGATGACCCTAATACTCACCATTTTGCTAAAATAACTAACTTATTAGAAAATGAAGTTTTAGGTGATGGGATACAATTTGAACCTGCTATAAAAGGGGATATACCTAAAGATACTAAATACGCTATCTTTTCTTCTTTAGATTCTAATTTGCCTAAAATTGATTCTGATAATCAAACTTTAGTGGCATGTGCTTATGGGTTACAAGGGACTCAAGATAATACTAGACATCATGCTAACACTCATGTTTCACGCCCTTTCTTTTACTTTTTAAATGATAAAGATAGATTAGAATATTCAACACGATATGTATTGAGAACAACTTATTCTACAGGTATTTCTACTCATTATGCTTACAGTGTTTTTGTTACTGCTCCTGAATATGGAACTGACGTTATAGATTATGGTCCCTTTACAATGGAGGCAACAGTTGTAGATATGTTGTATAAAGCAGATGACCCAACTGCTGTAGACACTTTGATTTATACTAGTGATTTTTTATCATTAACTAATGGCTCTCCCGATACAGTTTTTCTTGATGGTGGAGGTAGTAATGATGTTAGTTTTGATAATTCTATTACAGATTTAGACGGTTCTACTACTAATTGGGGATTACAAGGTATCTTAAAAGATTCAAGATTTAGATTAACAGGAGCGCAAACTGGTATTTACATTGTAGAAGGTAATAGTTCAACGGCTACAACTTTAACAATGAATGCAGATGATTTTAGTGGTGCTTCTACTTCTACCGATTTGGCTTTATTTTTTACTGGACACGCTGTAGATTTAGACCACAATAAGATGTATTGTGTTTTTAGTTCATCTCATTACGGTTCAACTTCAGGTGGATTCTTTAAAATGAAAGATGCCTTTAGGATGGCACATAGACCTAAAGATGATGACGGTTATTATTATGGTCACGCAATAGGACAAACAAGATATATGCACTATACTAAATCACCATTAACAAATTGCATAATGCCTAATATTATAAATATAGATTTATTTGAATCTGTAACTACTAGTGGTGGTTATGTAGATATTACTCTAATAGATATACAAAAAATACTTGCTAAAAAGTTTAAAGAAGGAGATAAAATATCTATTCATAGAACAATTAAAGATGAAGGATTTGATGTATCTAGGGACTTTCCAATAGGGACTTTTGACTATAACGGTGGGGCAACTATTGATATTATAAATTTAGAAAATAATCAAGATTTAAGATTCGTGTTAGAAAGTTCTATTCCTAAAACTAGTACAGATACTACTAGCCGTTTAGACCCACTATTTGAGTCATTTACTGTTGACGTAGATAATGTTCTATATCATATTGTTCCAGACAAAATAAGCAATGTTAGTTCTAACTCTCAAGAATTTGCAGTTAGATTGTGGAGAAAAGAAACTGATACTGAATATAATACTACAACTTTAGTTGCTGGTTCTGTTCCTAATTTTAACACAGATGGTTTCAGAAGAAAGTATTCTTTTTTAGCAGATAATTTATTGACTGATTTAGACATTGATACTGATATATCTAACTATGATTTAGATTATGATGGGGCTTCTGCTCAACCGACAAATAGAAATGTAACTAATTTTAAAAATTTATTTGAAACTGCTGGAGCATCTTTAAAATTTGGAGAAACCGCTTTAGAGAAGGTAAACTTTAGTAGAATAAATGATATTAATTTAGTGTTTAAAGGTAGTAATATTTCAGGACATAGAATTAAAGTAGAATACGGGGATAAAAACAACAATTTTGTTAAATTAAAAACACATTTAAAAGATGAAAGGTTTTTAGAATCTTATAATAAAACAGATTATTTACCCTACGCAGATGGATTATCTAATGTCTCTTTGTATGGTTATCCAATAAATAGTGGAGATGACCCCGAAGGGACTGGCTCTAGGTTTAGATACGATTTAGCACGTTCACCTTCTAGTGCGGCTTCTTCACACGTAAGAGGTGTAACATCTTACATAGATTATTTTAGAGGTAATTTAGATATAGAGCGTAATGTTTTTACTGGTACTATAGAAAGTGTAGAGCAACTAATAGAGGATGGAGCGTTTAAACTAAAAATAAGAGGGAGAGATTCTAGTTCTGAATTATTAGGACCAATAGTAAATAAAAACTTTAAATTTACAGAAGATATAGTTTATTCAACGATTGGGCCAATAGAAAGAATGGCTCTTTATGGTAGTATAAACCACGGAGATAGTAGTGGAGTTTATGAAGTGGGGACAACTCAAATTATATTGGCTAAAGATAGTAATGCTTTAATTGATGCGGCTGTAGGGGATTTATTGTTTACTTCTTTAGGGACTTATATTGGTAGAATTTATAATGTTCCTTCTAGCAATACTTATGATTTAGAAGAGGGAATACCAACTAGATTAAAAGATAATGAACCCATTATGATTAGCAGTCAATTTTCAGGATTATTAGAGGATGTTATACCAAGTTATTTAGTTGATACTAATGCTGATACTAGTCAAATTGCAAAACAAAATATAAGAGGAAATATAGTTAGTTTTGCTAAAGCCATGAGCGCAAATCCTTATTCAACTATAAGAGTTAATTCATTAAGTGGTACAGGTAATAAAGGTATAATTTTTAATGGAGGAAATGCTCTAATTAATAGTGTTAAGAAAGCCCCAGTTTTAGAAGGTAATAGTTTAATAGGTTCTTCTAGTAGTTCTCATCCTTTAGCGAAAGGATATAATATACATGCTCCTAATGGAATAGATTTTGATTTACCCTTTTATTGCCATTTAGCAGACGAAGTTACAAAGAGTAATAATGTAGATTATGTCAACTTACACACTGTTAATTCATTAACTGATTATGATATTGTTAGTGTTTCTTCTAAGGAAGAGGGAACTGTTATAGAAGTTGCACCAATTTGTCCAGCAGTTTTAGGTAGAGTAGATGATAACCCCTTAGATGGAAGAGATAAAACTTTAGTTCATATTGGTCATTTTCCAGATGCTACTACACTTTTAGGTTCTGACTCTATACCGAGTGGGCATAATGGTATATTTTCTTACACTACATGGATTGAAGAATTAAAAGAGGGAGATTTTATATTTGATTCTGAGGGTAATTTATTCGGTAGAATTATAGATATTAGTGCTAGTTCTACTGGTGGAATTGCTAATGACGCTACCTGCTTTACTTTAGATAGACCTTTATTTAAGGCGGTTAATAGTGGTGAAGGTATTTACAAATATTTTTCTTCTGCTAGTCCACCAACTTATCATAGTGGAGTGGATATAGCGTTTGATGGCGATAGTGATTCTATTTCTGATTTTGGAGGAACTGCATTTAAAACACATGTAATATCCTCTGCAACTACAGCAGGTAGAGCCTTTTTAGAAAAACTAGAAGCAGGTATGAGAATAAAGATAGAGGGACATGCAGATGAACATAATAATGGGGTCTTCTCTATTGCTCATGTATTTACTGATAGAGCAGATAGAGAAGTTATTCTTTATATGAGAAAGGCTAAATCAGGTTCTATAGCAGGTGGGCCTGATGATGATTCTGCTGGAGATGCAGTAAGAATAACAGTATTAACAGACTACTTTACTCAAGGGTTATATCTTCTAAATACACAAGGGTTAAGTCAAGGGGGTGTATTAACTTTAGTTAATAACAACTTATCAAGCCCTAATGCAGTAGATAATATATGTAAACCTATTAAATGGAATGGTGGAATATATCATTATTTCACTAATGATACAGTTAACGGTATTAGTCATAATGCCACTGGACACGCAATATATTCAGATTACATATACAGATACGGTAATACTAAGTGGAGATATTTTGGCCTACAAAAAGGTTTAGCATTATCTTACATAAATAGAAGAAAAAGAGATGGACAAGTTAAGGGAGCATACACATCTGAAAAGGGAAGAATAAATGGTTATGCTACTGCTTACAGAATTGAAGATGCTAAATATGGAACTGATAAAGTTATTAAATATCCATACGGTTATCATAATAATGATTTTGCTTATAATAGCGAATATTTTAATGAAGCGAGTAATAGTAATGTAAACTTATTTGATTCTACAAATAAAATTAGAGAACATCCATATTTCTTAGAATACCTTTCACCCGAATCAAGAGATTTTAGACCAGTAACAGGTAGTAACTTTGCCGACTTTAGTAAACATGGAACTACTATCGCTACTCCAGAACATTCTGATTATAACACTTTATTATACCCTAGATTTATGCCTAGAATTCATGATAACCATAGAGGAGGTGATTGGCAAGAAGATACAGAGGGACCAGTTGATAGTATAGATACTTCTTTAATTTATCAAAGGTTTACTGCGGCTGGCGGTGCTTCTAACGCTCATGATTATGATATAGAATGGAATGGGGGAGATGCAGATGCGGCTTTTATTGACCCTGCCGCTAGTGATAGTGCAAACTTTACAACTAGATTGGCTAAT